GCACGATCGCCCTCAGCATCCATGTAATCCTCTGCCATACTTTGTAATGTTCTACTCAAGATATTCTCCTTAGTTTATTTACCGCAGTCATCAACTTCATCGTACAACTTACCTACAAAATCTATTTCAGAATCAAGTATTGGATCGTTTAAACATTTGGCAAAACGTTCGATTTGAGTCTTGATTTCTTCTAAGCTATCACCACCAACGCAAGGATCACAATATCCGCATGGCTGATCTTTCTCGTTGTAGTACACCTCTTGGATTTCAAGAAATTCCTCGTCAGGGAATGCCTTGTCTTTAATGCGCACTACTCTATGATTCCAGTACATATTTTCTCCTTTGGAACTGGCTCGATTAATGAATGGTGCTATCAGGATCAGGCAAAGAATCAATGTATTCTGTCACGATGATACGCACCACGTCTTTGATTAATGCATCTCTATTTACATCACACTGCACACCAGCTTTGCCAAGACACATAGCAAGAGCGCAGACAATCACATAAATACTTTGACCATTGAGGATCTCGCCAACATCGTTGACCATATCCTCTATGTTTTGTATGTACTGCTCTTCTTCCATGATCGTCTCCAAGGAGAGGGCACGATGCCCTCTCATTATCTTAACTCTTTCAATAGTTTGTTGAAAGATGCCGATGCTAAACCACTGACATCTCTAACATCCTCACCGCTGGTAAAGCAGTCACGCACACGTGTATCACCTATACCGATTGCCACAATCTTAACACTTAAGCGATCGGCAACAGACTGCAAGTGTCTCATGTGCGCCTTGCAATATCCATCGGCATCAGTCAGTAAGAACAAGATCTTGCGTTGCGCATCCTGACGGTACAGATCCTCGATGGATAGACTGAGTGCTGAGTAATCAGGAGTAGAGTTACGTGCCCATGCCCTGATCGATCCCAGCTTGGCGCTTGCCTTTGCTATGCTTTCTTTCCAAGTCTTGAATGGAATGAATACCACGTTCTCAGTACGTACTTGGGTAGACTTAGTAAGAGCGCCACTAGCATCGGCAGTTTGTATGCCACCGTTACCGAAGAACCCTGTCACGTTGAAGTCTACGTTAGCCTTGTCCAAGATGCGTGACAACTGAATGGCAATTGATTCAGCAGTTTGAATCTTATTGCTTTCAGTCATCGAGCCTGAGCAGTCAATCAAGATAGACACTGCAGACTTGGTAGCTTCTACGTATTGGCGCTTGCTGAATACTGCAGTGCTACCAGTAGCAAAGCGTGTAAACGCTTTACGATCCAAGCGTCCTGATTCCTCGTGCGTATTCCAACCAACCAAGTCAACCGAACGCAGAAGACGTAGGATGTTTGCACGTGTTGCACCGAGACCGCTTGCTTGCGTATTGAACTGCGCAGAGAAGTTAGTCTCGCATTCTGATTTAGTAAATGTAGCCACGATTACCTCCAGTTAAATGTTGCAATGATTGGTTTACCAATTGTCGGGATAGGTCTTACCTGATCTGCTTGCGGACGATGTTGCTTTAATTCGTCACGAATAAAATCATTAGGCTCAACTTCACGACCACCGTCATACGACTTGCCACCACCTTGTCCAGCTTGATCACTAGGATCATCAGAGGGTTCACCTTGCTGATCGCTGGGCTGACCATCTTGCTGATCGCTTGGCTGACCGTCATTACCATCTTGCTTGTCACCTTGCTGATCACCTTGCCCATCACTTGGCTGACCTTCTTGCTTACCATCGGGCTGACCGTCTTGCTCTTGCCCTTGATCTTTGCCAGCTTCCTGATCCTGATCCTTGATGCGCTTGAACAATTCGATAGCGATCTTGACAATTGCGCTGGTGTCAACTGCTTTGTTTGCACGACCTAATGCCCAGTGCAAATGCTTGGCATACACCGACTGATCGATGATGTTGGGCACAGCAATAGCATAGCCGTTTAAACGTCTACCCTCGACTGCCAGCAAAAATGGAATGTTCTTTGCATCATTCGGATCAACGTAACCATCACGACCAAGCACTGAGTTAATCAGGTTCTCAAACAGGGCACGACTATTAGGTGCGTTACCTGATTCGATTACCAACTTCTCAATGCGTGGATCTTCAAGACCGTTGATCAGATTGCCTACATATGCACCGTACTTCTTACGTACATCATCCCAAGGTTTGTTGGTGGTATACCATGCATGCCCCAACTCATGCAGTGCGTAGCCAATCAAGTTATTGAACGTAGCCTGTGGCACATCGGCACTCTCGCTCACACTGGGAAAGATAACCTTTGCATTGATGCAAGAGAGATCATTGCCGTTGCGAGAGAAGATGATGCCAGCCGTTGTGCCCGACCATAAGATCTCCAGCGTACCGAACTTATTGCCACTGTCTTTGAACACACGCTCAAGGGTAGTGGCTACCCCACGTTTTACATTTAGACCGAGCATAAGCCCTCCTATTTGGTTAGATAAGATTTGAGACTACCTACGTCAATCGTTGCGCTATAGATGCCACGCAATTCTGATTCGCAATCTGCTGGGAACTTATTCACGATTGCATTCTCAAACGATACTGCAACTGGCACACCTTTCTGAATCGCTCTAGCCCATGCAAACAACTGACGTAGACTAGGTGGCTGAGTAAGGATGCCAGCCCTTGCTTTCTCACGTGCAACGTTAGCGAACTTGATCAGCACTTCACCAGCATCACGTGGCAAACCAGTGCGATTGCATACGAGATTGATCTCATCATCCGCTGGCAAATACTCAAAGCGTAGCGTATATGAAAAGCGATCTAGGAATGCAGTGTTCTGATCACGCACACCAGCAAAGTTACCTGACGTATCTCCATGACCGTTGCTATTGTCAGCACCGAAGAAGACTACATGCGATGCAACTGGGATGCGCTTGCCAGTCTCAGCGATCACGATAGAGCGATGCGGAGAGCGTTCGCATAGTGCATGCAGTACTGCAAGATTCTGCGCACGAGCAAAGCCAATCTCATCGAGCAATACGATAGCGCCAGTGTGCTGGATTGCCTGAGTGATAACACCAGCTTTCCAAACCACGTTGCTATTCTCGATCGTGTTACCACCGATGAATTCAGCACGTTCTAAAGCTTCATCGAAGTTAACTCTGAACAACCTACGACCAAGACGTGATGCGATCTGCGATACGAACTCAGTCTTGCCTGTGCCACGTTCACCAGCAAGCCACACGTTGTCAGGCAATGGATCATCAAGAGCAATCAAAGCTTGATGCAAGTGCTGAGGATTGAATGAGTAATCATCGACACGTGCTGGCGCATCAGGATCATTCCATACGCACACTTCAAAGTCAGAGAAGTCAACCAACTCACCAGCGTATTCGTAACGCAAGACACCATCGAATACGTCACGTGCTGGCTTACGTTCGAACACTGGCAAAGCGTTCGCAATCTCAGTCAGCTTTTCTGCTGGTTCAGTCTTCTTGAACTTGGAGAAAACCTTGGCAACTTCTTGAGCGATGTCAACGTTCGCAGTCTGCCCAACGCTGGCAAGCTTTGCGTTTAAACGCTCGGTCAACTTGGCAAACTCCTTGTCAACTTTGGTTTGAATCTGCAATGCATTGTCCAGCGCTGAGTTAGCCGTTGTCCTAATTGCATCAACCTCAGATAAAGCTTTGTTGATGTCCTTACGAACGTCATCAGAAACCGCACCAGCACGATTGATTGGATTAGGTTTGGTAGCCTTGACCTGATCAAGAGTGATCACACCGCTATCAATTAACTGCTCGATTTTGGCAACCGCAATAGCCTTGTCAGGCTCAACGTCATGATGACCTTGCACGAGAACTTCATTCAACACTGCCAATGGCAAAAGGGATAGGATTTTTGTATTTGTACTCACGATGTAATTCTCCTTAAACTAATTCGATGTTATGTGAATCGATAGGGCATAAAGGCAAGCCCTGATCAGCCCACGTCTTGGTAATACGAATGGTGTAGCCACATGCAGTGCAACAAGCTTTGAGCATACGTGTCGATTGTTTCTTGCGATCGTGCCCAACGTTTAAACGAGCATGCGGATATGCACCGAGTGATTCGATCAAGCCAGCAAAGTTATCTCTGAAAGTTTGTCCAATCTTGGTACTGCTTGGCTTACCTTCAAGCCATACCGAACGAACGGCATGAGGAAAGCGACCACGATGTCCATCACCGTCAGTGGCTGAATGGCACAACTCGTGAACGAGAATGCCAAACACTTCAAACGGATCAGATTCAACAGGCGAGATCAAAATCTCGTGCGTTGCATCCTCACTGGCAGAACTGCTCCAGTGTTCACCGATTGCACGATTGAGACTACGTGCATGTCTAGAGGGAAACCCACAAGTAACACGAATGTTTTGTGGGAGCGGATAACCGTTCGCATCAAAGATGGAACGCAACTCTGTTACGGCTGAGTTAAGCCATTCTTCACGTGTAGCCAATTGAATGCTCCTTACTTGATTAGAAAATGATTGACAAACCCGAACAGTACATTCCCGATCAGGATTGCTACGAGTACTACTACTGCAAGATGAAAAAGGTGTCGCATAAATCCTCCGAATGATGATGCGAGATTGCATCCTCTAGCGCACCGCAAATGCGCTATGAGATTAAATCTCTAGCAACCGTAACAGTGAAGCCCCGATAGGATAGGTGGGTGCTATGTCGTTCGTGTCGCTCCAAAGAGCATAGGAGATCGCTCTCCAACTTCGCACTCGCCACAACTGTCATCTCGTGGGTCAAAGCGGTCAGCCTGTTGATTGCGCACTCATCGTGCCTAGCTACACCAACAAACCCGATTCCCTTTTCTTTTGCGCTGAATCGTTTGCGCTACTAGTATTGCGATAAGACAGATACTAGCATCATCTGTTTAAACAAGTGCAAGTATTTTTTTGCAGGTGAGCTAAGTCATTGATTTGCAAGGTGTTTAAACCTGACTAATCTGTGGGGTTATTACACAAGCCCGATGGAAAAGCGAAGCGCTCAGGCACGTTTACACGTAGTAAGAAATAAACCTAAAGGCTCACGTAATGAGCCAGTATGTTTACACGTACTGAGACATGCATCAGTCAGTACTGCGAACAGAGTACGAACTTCATTGCATTACTACGTTTAAACAATCACAATATCGGTTTGATGTATGACCGTTCACGAACAGAGGATTGATATGAAAAGAGATAGAGAAAGCTTACTAAACGCACTGGAGGACGATGCTATTACCATCGATACCGTTCTCGCTAGTACATCGCACGAGGGCAAGAGCGAAGCGATCCAGTCAGCCGTAGATCGTGTAGAGATAAAAAGAAAGAAGAATGGATTACCAGTAGGAGTGAAAGACAATCCAAACGGTAAGAGAGACAAACAAATAACAGGGAAGATGCAAGCATTCGCAAGTTACGTGATCAATGGAGATAGTCCAGCAGATGCTTACCGTAAAGCGTATGACTGTAAGGGTAGCAGTGATGCAACCATTTACGCACGTGCGAACGAGTTAATGAAAGACGGGAGGATCACTTTACTTCTTAGACCTTTGATCGAATCCAAAAAAGAAATCGTCTTAGCGAACGAGATAGCCACACGTAAGCACATCATGGAGCAATTGTTTAAACACAGTGATGATGAAGACGTTCCCATCGGTGCAAAGCTTAAAGCATTGGAACTCATGGGCAAGGCAGTAGGTATGTTCGTGGACAAGGTAGAGCAGACAGTGGAACAGATCAACGTAGATCAACTCAAGAAAGAACTAGAGAGTCATCTCACGCTACTCGACAACGTGACACCGATCAGCAAAAAAAAATCAGCGTGATGCGCCACCCGTTTGCGTTTGCGCACATGCGTGACCCACGATACCCATATGCCCCCTTTTTGACGGCATGGTCGCCATTGGACTCTACACT